CCACTACTTATAGAGGATCTAAGGTATTAGTATCTTATGCTGCTAGCGATGCTTCATATTGGGAGCATGATGAGATAACTTTGGTTCATGATGGCAGTGAAGTAGATTTAGTAGAATATGGACAATTAACTACTGGTGATGTTGGAAGTGCTTCTGGAGAACCAGGGCTTGGTACTTATAGTGCTTATATTGCTGGTTCTAGAGTTCATTTAGATTTGCATCCTACAGTCTCCACTGCAAGCACATATGTTGCTAATACTCTTCATGTTGATTTTGGAAATGCTTCATCTGCTGGTATTGGTACTACTTCATTAAATACATCTTTATTAGATTCTTGGTATACTTCAATATCCTCTAGTGGATCTCCTTCTGCTAATACGGTAGCAAAATATGAAACTGAAACTTATAATGGAGCATATTATGTTGTATGTGTTGAAGATACTACTAATAGTCAATATCAGATATCTGAAGTAATCGTAGTAGATGATGGAACTACTTCTTATATTACAGAATATGCTATTAATCAAACAGATGCTAATCTAGGTGATTTTAATGCTTCTATATCAGGTGATTATACTAATTTAACATTTACCCCATTAGCTAGTGCTAATGTTCAAGTAAGGGTCTTCCAGGCTGCTTTGAGATTGGTAAATGAGGCAAGTAACATTACAGAAATAGATTTAACTAATGCAACCATTGATACTGGATTTGGTGCTTATACTGCAACTGAAACAGATGTTAAGAGAGCATTTGAACTTAAGCATAGACAACTTCCAATCTTTAAGAGAAACTTTGTAGGAAGTGCTTCTACTACTGTAAGTTTAACTGAAGATACTGTAACATTACCAGATCATTATTTTGTAACTGGTGAAGAATTAACTTACAGATATACTGGAGCAGGAACTACTTCTGCTATTGGAATTGCTACTCAATCTATTTCTGGAGTAAGTACTGATAAAATGCCTTCTACAGTTTATGCTGTTAAGGTTGACGATTCTACTGTCAGGCTTGCTACTTCTGCAGAAAATGCATTAAAGACTACTCCTACTTATTTGGATATTACTGCTGTTGGTGTTGGTACTTCTCATTCATTTACTTCCACTAAACAGAATTCTAGAGTTGTATTGAGTATTGATAATGTAATTCAATCTCCTATAGTTGCTACTGCAGTAACTACTACCATTAGTGCTGATGTATCAGCTACTACTGATAAGATTAAATTATCTGGTATAACTTCTATTACTGGTGGTGATCTATTAAAGATTGGTAGTGAGATTATGAAGGTAGATTCTGTTGGATTAGGTGCTACCAACGTTTTATTAGTTACTAGACCTTGGATGGGAACAGAAAAGGATGCTTATAGTGATGGAACTTTAATTACTAAAGTAGAAGGTAATTATAACATTGTCGATAGTACTGTTAACTTCTTTACTGCTCCTGTTGGATTAATTCCACTTTCAACTACTACTAATGAGCCAGATGAAAGGGATTGGGTTGGTATTGCAACTCATTCAACATTTAATGGAAGATCCTTTATGAGATCTGGTATTACTGGTGGTTCTGCTGAACCTTATGCTGGTAATTATATTTTTGATGATATTTCTGCTAATTTCACTGGATTAACCACTGAATTTACTCTTCAATCAGATGGAAGTAATATAGCAGGATTCTCTACAAGTAATGCATTTATTTTAGTTAATCAAATTAATCAAGGACCTCAAAGATATACTGGAGGTGTGGCTGTTCCAGGAGATTATACTCTTATTGAAGGTGCTACAGGAATTAGTAGTATTCAATTTACAGGATCTATTTCTTCAGTGTCTTATGATCCTAATACTGCTAATGTTCCTCTTGGTGGTGTGGTTGTTTCTGTAGGTTCTACAGAAGGTTTAGGTTATCAACCATTGGTTGCTGCTGGTGGTACTGCTGTTGTATCTGGTTTAGGTACTATTAGTTCAGTTAGTATTGGAAATAGTGGATCTGGTTATAGGACTGGTATTCAGACAATAGTTAATGTAGGGGTTCAGACACTAAGTACAGGAGCACCTAATATTGAGTTTATTGGTACTGCTGCTATTAGTGGTGGTAATATTGTAAGTATTGCTATTACTAATCCAGGTACTGGTTATACATCAACCAATCCTCCTACTGTTGTTATAGATGAGCCATTATCTTATGAGAATATGCCTCTCTTCTATTGTTCAAATCAATCTGGAGTAGGATCAGAAGCAAGAGCTAATGTAGTTGTTGGATTAGGTGGTAGTGTTATTGATTTTGAGATTATTAATCAAGGATATGGTTATGGTGAAACACAAAAATTAACTATAGGGGTTGGAGGAACTGTAGGTATTCCAACAGGGGGTGCTTCTGAATTTAGAGAATTCCAACTTACAATCAATGAAACTATTAGTGATAGTTTTGCTGGATGGACAGTTGGAGATTTCCAACTTTTAGATCCTCTTGATTCTTTATTTGATGGAAAAATAACATCTTTTGCTTTAAATTTAAATGGTGTTCAGCAGACTATTCAATCAAAACCAGGATCTAATATAGATGTTGAAGTTGCATTGTTAGTATTCATTAATGATATTCTTCAAGTTCCTAATGTTGGATATGATTTTAAAGGTGGTAGTTATATTACATTTAAAGAAGCTCCTAAAAATGGAGATACTTCTAAGATTCTATTCTATAGAGGAACTGGATCAGTAGATGTTACTAATGTTGATATATTAGAAACAATTAAGAAAGGTGATGAAATTAAATTATATGATCAAGATATCTCTTTAGAAGAAAATGAAAGAACAGTAACTAAAATTAATTCTTCTGATAGTGTTAATACCAATCTTTATCCTGGTCCTGGTATTACTACTAATGAAAGTTTCCAAAGAGCTGTTACATGGTCTAGACAAACTGAAGATAAATTTATAGATGGAGAATCAGTTCCTAAGGATAGACCTCATTATGAACCATTGATATATCCTAATACTAATCTTATTCAATCTGTAGGTGTAGGATCTACTGTAATCTATGTTTCTAATTTAAGAACTTTCTTTGATAGTTCTAAAGAAAATTATACAGGTCAGACTGATATTAGAATTATTTCTCAAGATAGTATAGTAGGGGCATCTGCTACTGCTTTAGTTTCTGCTGCAGGAACAGTAAGTTCTCTTGATATTACTAATCCTGGATTTGGATATACTGTAGCACCTACTGTTACTATTTCTACTCCTGTAGGTATAGGAACTACTCAAAGAGCTGATGCTTTAGCTACTGTAAGTGCTGGTGGAACTATTTCCGCTCTTACTATAGTAAGTGGAGGATCTACTAGCAGTGTTTCTCCAGCATTTGCTTATACTAATACTGATGCTCCTCAAGTTTTGATTGGAGAACCTAAATTAGCTTCGTTGATAGAAACTATTGAGGATGTATCTTATAGTGGAGATTTTGGTATTATATCTGGTATTTCTACAACATCTGTTGGGGTAGCATCTACTGGTATTGTATTTGATCTATTACTACCAAAAGAATCCTTGTTTAGGAATTCTGCTATTGTAGGATCAGCTTTAACTGTCAGTGGAATTTCTACTGGATATTATTTTACAGTCTTTAATTCTAATGTAGGTGCTTCAGTAACTTCTCTATATCAAGACGGAACTGTAGTTGGAATAGGTACATCTTTCTTAGATAATGTATATGAAGTTGCACAAGTTTCTATTGCTCAAACTGTGGGATTGGGAATTGGATTAACTTATGTTGCTCAAGTTACAGTAAGTGTTGAAGATTATAATGGATTGACTGGACTTGGATATAGTGAATTCTTTGGTGAATATAGTTGGGGAAGAATTGTTACTGCTCCAAGAGGATCTGCTAGGGTATTTACATCTTATGCAGGTGATAGTAATGGATTAGTGGGAATAACTACTTCTCCTATAGTGGAGAGAGTTAATCCATTAAGATACTTAAATTATAATTCATAAATAACTAAAAAATCGTAAAAATGTCAGCTATTATAACTGATCAACTAAGAATACTGAATGCTAAGAATTTTGTTTCAACAGCAACTTCTACAGTTAATTCTTATTATTCATTTGTTGGTTTACCTAATGCTACTAACTATTCATCTACTTGGGAAGCAAATCCTCCTTCTCCTAAGGATAGTTTTGATCAAGAAGATGATTATTGGGATACTATGATTGCGTTAAAGAAGATTACTTCTTCTGATTTACGTAGAATGGTTAATAAGCATACTTGGACTTCAGGTATAACTTATGACATGTATCGTGGAGATATTAGTAGAACAAATATAGCAAAGCCTTCAGGAGCAACTAATTTATATTCTTCAAAGTATTATGTGGTAAATGAGGATTATAAAGTTTATATTTGTCTTCAAAATGGAACTGATCCAGAAAATACTTCAGGAAGACCTTCTCTAGACCAACCTACATTTACAGATCTTGAACCTAAAGCAGCAGGTGATAGTGGTGATGGTTATATATGGAAATATCTTTATACTATTAAACCTGCTGACATTGCAAAATTTGATTCTACTAATTTTATTCCAGTTCCTACTGATTGGGAGACAGGCACAGATAATTCTGCAGTAAGAGATAATGCTTCAAGTAGTGGACAATTAAAAATTATTACTATTACTAATAGGGGAGCAGGTATAGGAACTGCTAATAGAACTTATACAGGTGTTCCTGTTAATGGAGACGGTTCTGGTGCTGAAGCTACTATAGTTATTAATAATGACGCTAAAGTAGAATCAGTTAATGTCTCTAAAGGAGGTTCAGGATATACTTATGGAACTTTAGATCTAGCAACTGGAGGTGTTCCAACTGGAACAACAGAACCAGTTTTTAATGTAATTATTCCTCCACAAGGAGGGCATGGGGCAGATGTCTATAGAGAATTGGGTGCTACTAATGTTTTAATTTATTCTAAAATAGAGAATGATGCTCAAAATCCAGATTTTATTACTGGAAACCAAATTGCTAGAATTGGGGTTGTAGAAAATCCTCAAGCATATAATTCAACTAGTAATTTAGAACTATCTAAAGCTAGTTCACTTTATGCTTTAAAATTAATAGGAGCAGGTTATACTACTGCTACTTTTGATTTAGACGGACAAGTAACTCAAACTGTAGGAGTAGGATCTACAGCTGTAGGAAGAGTAGTTTCTTATGATCAAACAACAGGGGTTTTAAAATATTGGCAAGATAAGAGTTTGGTAGGATTTAATACTGATGGATCTCAAAGAACAGATCCTACTTATGGATATTCATTACATGCATTTACAGCTAATCCTACTACAGGAGGAAATGTTAATATTGCTAGTAATGAAGGTACTCTAGGAATAGATACTAATTTCGGAACTTCAGGGGAACCTGGTATAAGTACCGTAATAAATAATAGAACATATTACCTTGGTCAGAGTTTTATTCAAGGAATTTCTAATCCTGAAGTTAAAAAATACTCTGGAAATATAATTTACGTTGATAATAGACCTTCTATAACTAGGTCTGCCAACCAAAGAGAAGATATTAAAGTCATTTTGCAATTCTAAAGAATCATGCCACAGGAAACCAATCTAAACGTCGCTCCTTATTTTGACGACTTTAGTAAAGATGACAACTATTATAAAATATTATTCAAACCTGGGTTTCCTGTCCAGGCCCGTGAATTAACTGGCGTCCAATCTCTTATTCAAAGTCAGGTTGAGAAATTTGGAAGTCATGTTTTTAAGGAAGGCAGTTCTGTTACTGGTGGTGGAGTTAAATTTTCTAATAATTATAGATCTATTAAAATACAAGCAGCTAATCAAGGATTTGATGTAGGAAAATATCTTAACAATCTTTCTGGTAAAATTTTAGTAGGTAGTGAGTCTGGATTGAAGCTTGAAGTTAAAGCATATATGGCCAAATTATATGAAGATAATTCATATGTTTTATTTGTAAATTTCTTAAATAGTGGATCTGATAATAATGATTTATGTTTGTCTGGAGAATCTTTATTATTAGATGGAGAACCCTTTACTACTAGAAATAATATACTTTTTCAACCTGGAGAATCTGTAGCACAGTTAGTTACTACTCAATGTAATTTTATTGGATGTGCTGCTGTTTTATCTGAAGGGATTTATTTTGCTCGTGGTTATTTTATTGAAGTTGAAAAGCAAACTATTGTATTAAGTCCTTTTTTTAACGGTGTTACTGCTAGAGTAGGACTTAGAGTTTATGAAGATATTATTAATTCTAATATAGATCCAAATTTAGCTGATAATGCTGCTGGATATAGCAATTATACATCTCCAGGTGCAGATAGATTAAGTATTGTATTAAAATTAGAAGCTGTTGATAGCGGTCAATTAACACCTCCTAATTTTATAGAATTGATGGATGTTACTAATGGAACTGTTACTGCCGTTAGTGATAAACCCAAATATAATGATTTAGCTAAAGAATTTGCTAGAAGAACTTTTGATGAATCTGGAAATTATTATGTTAGACCTTTTAGTATTACTCCAAGAAATACATTAAATGATTTTGAAGGGAATAATGGATTATTTGAAGCAGATCAAATTACTTATAATAATAATACTCCTAGTGAAGATTTGGGTTCATATAAACTTTCTCCAGGAAAAGCATATATTGAAGGTTATGAAGTAGAAACGGTAGTACCAGCTTTCTTAGATTTTAAAAAGCCAAGGACTACTAAACTTTTAGAAGATCAAAGTATTAATTATGTTACAGGACCTACATTTGTTTTAAATAATGTTTTAGGATCTCCTCAAATTGGAGTAGGTACTGATTATACTGTAAGTTTAAGAGATCAACGCGTTGGTATTGCATCTACTAATCCTGCGGGAAAAGAAATTGGATTAGCACGTGTATACGACTTTGCTTTAGAATCTGGATCTTATGATGCAGAAAATGCAAAAGTTAATGAGTGGGATCTTGCTCTTTATGATATCCAACCTTATACTGAAATTACTTTAAATGCTAATGCTACATTAAGTGTTCCTACACATATTAAAGGAAAATCTAGTGGTGCTACAGGGTATTTAAGATATGGAGTAACTACTGGCACAGGTGTTACGGCTTATAATACTAAAGGAACATTTATCACTGGAGAACAATTAATTTTTAATGGAGATTTGAGTGGAAATATAGCAGCAGGTGCTACTGCATATACTACTAGCGATATTAAATCCATACGTGGTACTGTTAGTACCGCAAGTACATTTAATGCTGATGTTAAACAATCAGATTTATTTACTTTTGGTGAAGTTAATATTAGTATTGCTACTACTTCAGGAGCATCCTTAGGAATTTCAACAGTTACTAGTGTCAATCCTAATAAATTCTTTAGTGGAATTGCTACTGTTGGAAATATTGTAGAATATTCAAATCCAGGATTAGGTACTGTTTCTTATGCTAGAGTTGAAAGTGTATCTCAACATGCTTTAACTATATCTGGAGTTACTACTGTTACTGGAGTATGTGATGGTGGTCTTCCTACTAGTATAATTAATCCTTCTAATTTTAAAATACTTACTTCCCAATTCCAATCTTCAACTGATAATAATTTATTTACTGTATTACCTAAGAGGGATGTTGCGGATGTAGATTTAACTAATTCTTCTTTTACTATTAGAAAGCAATTCGATGTAACCATTACAGATGGTTCTACAGGAGCTATTAGTAGTGGTGATGCATCAGAAACATTTTTACCTTTTGATGAGGAAAGATATGTTTTAGTAAGAACTGGTGATGGATTAACAGAATCACTTTCTGCTGATAAAATTAATTTTAATACAGGATCTACAGAAATAACTATCAATGGTTTAGGATCTAATAATAGTGCTAAATTAATAGCTACTTTAAGGAAAATAAACGTAAGAGAAAAAATTAAAGAAAAAAATAAAGTTAATGTAGTATCAATTGTAAATTCTACTCAATCTGCTTCTGGTATTGGAACTACAACATTAAATGATGGTCTTACTTATTCTAGTGTTTATGGAACTAGAGTACAAGATGAAGAAATTTCTTTAAATGTTCCTGATGCTACCATAATATATGGTGTATTAGAATCTAATAATTCTAGTACTCCAATTTTTCCTAAGTTATATTTAACTTCTATTAATAGTTCTACAGGAAAAACAGGTGATTTATTAATAGGAGAAAAATTTGTTGGATCTAGTAGTAATGCTAAAGGAATATATGTAAGAAAATATGATGATACGACGGTATGTTATCTTTCTTTAAATGATTATACTTTCCAGACAAACGAAATAATAACTTTTGAAGAATCTGGTATTACTGCTACTATTTCTACAACTTCTTTAGGATCTAAAAATGTTACAGATCAATTTAATTATGATGATGGGCAAAGAAGTACCATTTATGATTATGCTAGAATAATTAGAAAATCTGGATATAATGCTCCATCTAAGAGCTTATTAGTAATATTTGAATCTGCTTATTTTACAGCATCTGATTCTGGAGATATTACTACTGTCAGTTCTTATGATAATTTTAATTATAAAGATTTACCTTCAATTAATAATAATAATGTAAGTGATATTATAGACATAAGACCTAGAGTATCTGATTTTACAGGTACTACTTATTCCCCATTTGAATTTTTAGGTAGAACATTTACATCTGCAGGTAGTTCTGCTAAGAATATTTTAGCTTCTGATGAATCTATACTCTTAGATTATTCAATTTATCTTCCTAGATTAGATAGGATTTATTTAAATAAGCAAGGAACTTTTCAACTAATAAATGGAATCCCTGCAGAGACTCCAGAATGGCCTAATGCTATTGATGGAGCATTAGAAGTTGCTTCTATTTCTTTACCAGCGTATCTTTATAATGTTAATGATGTAAATATCAGTTTAGCGAATTATAAAAGATATCAGATGAGTGATATCAATAGATTAGAGAAAAGAATTGAAAGTTTAGAATTTTATACTTCTCTTTCTTTATTGGAAAAAGATACTTTAAATATGCAGATTACTGATACTGATGGATTAAATCGGTTTAAATCTGGATTCTTTGTAGATGATTTTTCTACTACAAATAATCAACTTAAAAAAACTATTGTAAAAAATAGTATTGATTATAGAAATGGAGAACTTAGACCTTCACCTTATACTACTGAACTTGATTTAAAATTAGATTTGAATAGTTCTAATGGAATTAGAAAAACTGGTAGGGTTTTGTCTTTAGATTATGTTAATATACCTTATGTTAGAAATCCATATGCTTCTAGAACTGAAAGCGTAACTCCTTTCCTTATAAACTATTATGGAGGTAATATTATATTAACTCCAAGTTCTGATATTTGGATGGATCAAGTTGTTTTAGATACTAAGCATGAAGATCTTACAACTTATACAGAAACTGATGAACAGATAGAAGAAGGTAATTGGGACCCTGATACAGGATATAGTCCTGTAGTATGGACTGGATGGGAAACCACTTGGACTGGTGGTGGCGGTGATACCGAAATTAGTTCAAGTAGTAATGATCATTGGGGTGTATGGGAGTCTATGGGTGGATATAGACGAAGGCGTCAATATAGAACTACAACTACAACTTTTAGAAGAAATCCAGTAAGTATTAGAGAAGAAAGAACAGGAACAAGATTTATTACAAGAGATACTTATAGTACTGTAAATGAAGGACCACAAGTACTTAATACTGATATAGTTCCTTATATGAGATCTAGAAATTTAGATTTCTCATGTAAGGGATTAAAACCAACTACAAGTGTTTTTGGATTCTTTGATGGTGAAAATGTTAATAAGTTTATAGTTCCAAAACTTATTGAAATTTCTATGGTTACTGGAGTTTTCCAAGTAGGGGAAACTGTTATTGGAACTACTTCTGAAGGAAAAGAATTAATTAGATTTAGAGTTGCAGTATCTAATCATAAAATGGGTCCATATGATGATCCTGGTATTGTATATAATACAAATCCTTATTATTCATCTACTCCACTAAGAAGAGGATCTGTTTTAATTGATAGTGTATTGCCAGTATCAACAGATGGTAATACTTCTGAAGTATCTTCAGAAACTCTTGTTATTCCAGCAGAGTATTCTTCTACTTCAAATATTCTTAATGTTGATACATTAAGTTTAGCTGATAAATCTGAAAATATATATCATGGATATGTAGAAAAAGGTCTTAAATTAGTTGGTCAAACATCTAGTGCTCAAGCAACTATTACAGCTCTTAATTTAAAAACTGATACTTTAGGAAGTGTTAGAGGATCATTCTTTATTCCTAATCCTAATGATATTACAACACCTAAATTTGAATGTGGTAAAAAAGTCTTTAGACTTACTAGCAGTAGTTCTAATAGCCAATCTGGTCAAATTGTAAGTACAGATGCTTCTCAAACTTTTGAATCTACTGGTACTATAGATACTGTCCAATCAACTATTATTTCAGTTAGAAATATTAATACTCATACTCAAATACAAGTTGAAACTAGAAGTAGCACTAGTGGAGGGGGAGGTACTTATACAACTACAGATACTCAGCAAATAGGGCAAGAACAGGGTGATCAGCCTGGCCACAGAGACCCTGGAGGATCTGGACCAGATCCTCAAGAACAAAGAGTTAGATATGCATCAAGTTTGGATGATGATAGATACTCTGCTGGAGCTATAGTTCAGACACAAGATGGAGAAGTAATTAGAGTATCTAATGAATATGGACATGAAACAACTCAAGCAGACGTAGATAATCCTGATTATAATATAACAGCATTTGATAATTATGATGATTTTAATGATGCTATTCAAGCAAATGGTGGTCATCTTGTAACTAATTACAATGAGGAGACTGGAACAGGCGAAGGAACAATGTCTGCATTGGTTGATAGAGATAATATGAGTGCTGTTCAGAAGGCATATGTAGATATTTTAGGTAGAGCTGCAGAAGCTCAAGGTGAAGCATATTGGGAATCTTCAGTAGCTGCTGAGTTGGGAGAAAATGCTAGTGATGAAGAAGTTTATAATAGAATGGTTGAGCATTTAGAATATTCTGCTGAAGGATCAACTAAAATAGCCACAGAAGAGTCTGGTGAAGAGTGGGGAGGTGTTAATGAGTTCTTTAGAGAGCGTGGTGAAGAGGATAGATTAGGACCTGCTGGAGTCTTATGTGAAAATAAAACAGACCCTCTTGCTCAAACTTTCTTTGTTGATAATGGTGTTGGAGTGTTTATTACTAGATTAGATTTGTTTATGGCAACTAAAGATGAAACTTTGCCATTAATAGTTCAATTAAGAACAGTTAAACTAGGAATGCCAACTGATGAGGTTATACCTTTTGGAGAAGTTACATTAGATCCATCAGAAGTTAATGTTTCTGATCTTGGAATTGAAATTACTCCTGTTTTATTCCCAGGTCCAGTTTACTTGTCTCCAGGACAAACTTATGCTGTTGTTTTATTATCTGTAAGCTCTAATTATAGTACTTGGATATCTAGAGTTGGCGAAACTGATATTAGAACAGTTAATTCACCTGAATCTGATCAACTTCTTATATCTACTCAACCTACTTTAGGATCTTTATTTAAGTCTCAAAATGGAGAAACTTGGAATCCAAGTCAGTGGGAAGATTTGAAGTTTACTCTTTATAGAGCAACCTTTAATAAAACTCAAGGAAATATTAATTTTGTAAATCCAAGTCTATTTACTTATTCTGATGATATTAATGCTTTACGTAAAGATTCATTTGAAATTTCTTCTAATAAAATAAGAATTGGGTTTAATACTACCATATCAGATACTGCAATTACTGTTGGAAATATAATTTCTCAACAAGGTAGTAATGCTACTGGTAAATATGTTGGTTCTGCAGGTACTGCTAGCGGTAATTTAACTATTACTAACGCTGGTGTTGGATATACTCCTTCTTCTGGTAGTGAGACTTATAATCATGTTTCTATGGTTACTCAAACTGGTAATGGAAGAAACGGAACTATGAATCTTACTATTACTGGTGGAGTAGCAGTTGCAGCAACTGTTGTAAATGGTGGTAGTGGTTATTCTATAGGTGATGTAGTTGGTGTTGCTACTGTAGGATTAACTTCTTTAGGAAGAGATATTCAATTCTCTATTGCTGCTCTTGGTGGTGTTAATGAATATATTCTTGATGAAGTCCAAGGAGAGTTTGCTACTGGCGTAGGTAAGACAATTCAATATACTGCTGGAGCTGCAGCTACAGATCTTAATGGACAAGCAGGTGGTAATGTTTGGTTGTCAGGATCTCCAGTAACTACCACAGATGGTTTACATATTAAGGTAAATCAAAAGAATCATGGTATGTATACTAATGACAATGTAGTTACATTTGTAGACGTACAATCTGATATTAGTCCTACTAAATTAGCAGCAGATTATGATTCAGCATCTACAGGATCTATCATTGTTGATGATGCTAGTGATTTTGCTCAATTTGAAAATGTAGGGGTAGGTTCTACTAATTTAGGTTATGTTAAAGTTGGTAGTGAGATTCTTTCTTACAGTGGAGTTACTAATAATACCTTAACTGGTGTTACTAGAGGAGTAGATTCAACTCAAACTCTTAGTCATGATGAAAAAGATTATGTTCATAAGTATGAGTTAAATGGTGTATCTTTAAGAAGAATCAATACAAACCACAATTTAACAAATGTAACTGTTTCTGATCCTATAGGAATAGATTATTATAATGTAAAAATTGATACTTCATCTAATGGAGTAGATAGATCAGTTGGTACAAGTCTTCCAATTCTTCATTTTAATCAAACTAAATCTGCTGGTGGAGAAGGTATGTATGCTACTGATAATATACCATTTGAAATAGTAACTCCTATAGTTCAAAATATTACTCCTACTGGTACTAATATTTCTTCTAAGATTAGAACAATTACAGGATCTAGTGTAGATGGATCTGAAACACCTTATCAAGACAAAGGATTTGAAGAAATTAGTTTAATAACTAATAACTATATGTCTACTCCTAGAATGGTGGCTTCTAGAATTAATGAGACTACTTCTCTACCTAATTTACCAGATAATAAATCATTTACATTAAATCTTGCATTAGAGACTAATAATCCAGCAATTTCTCCTATAGTTGATTTGGATAGAGTTGGAGTTATTCTTACATCTAATAGAATTAATAATCCAATTTCAGATTGGATTACTGATAATAGAGTTAATACTCTTAAAGATGATCCTAATGCTTTTGTGTATGCATCTCAACCAGTTCAATTAGAAAATGGAGCAACTTCAATTAAGATTCATTTAGAGGGGCATATTAATGTTACTAGTGATATTAGAGCATTCTATGCATTAATTGAAAATCCTAATGATGAATTAGTTTATCAACCTTTCCCAGGATATGATAATCTATTATCAACAGGACAGATAGTAGATCCAGCAAAGAATAGTGGACTTCCTGATAAGTTAACTGCTAAAACAGATGTTATAGCATATACATCAAATCAGGTTGTTTGGAATGATTATGAATGGACTATGGATAACCTTCCTACATTTAGATACTTTAGTATTAAGTTGATAGGAACTGGTACTAACCAAGCACAACCACCTAGAGTGAAAAATCTTAGAGTTCTTGCTCTTGCATAATATGAATTATTCAAATGTAGAAGGACATGCTGATTTAATTCGTGATCCTAGGACAGGGGCTATATTAAATAATGATAAAAGTGAATATGATAATTATATAAAAATGCGTGCTAAAAGAAAGCAAGGAAGTGAAAGAATAGATAATATGGAGAATGATTTGAAATCTTTAAAAGATGATATTAATGAAATCAAAACTTTACTAAGAGCACTATCTAATGGCTAAAAACACTCTTACTTTTGATCCTAGTGCAGGTGTTGCCTATGGTGTCAATCTCACCATTAATACTGGAGCAGATTTGGATGCTGACTATACTGTAGTTGGCACATCAGGTACTGCTTTTGATTTCACTGGATATACTGGTTCTGCTCAACTTGCTAAGAGTGTGGCAATAGGTTCATCTGCATATGCATTAAGAACTTTTGAAGTTGGATTTACTAGTGCTAAAGGTGGAGAGTTTAGATTATCACTTGGTTCTACTGATACTAGAACTTTATCAGAAGGTAGATATGTATATGATGTTTTAATTGGTTCAGGTTCATCAGTTTATAGAATAGTATCAGGAGATGTGTTGGTTATAGCAGGTATATCTTCTGCCCCTTCATAAATAAACTTATACTAGTAAAGTAGATAAATGGCGCAACCAAGCACACGTGGAGA